AAATCTCAAAGAGGGGTTTATAAAAATCCAGTTTCTTTACCAATGGATAATTTAAGAGCAAAACTTGAAGTAACAGAGGATAGAAAAATAAAAGGTTATGCTATTGTATGGGGTTCTAAAAATGATTATAATGAAATTGTTTTAAAAGGAGCAACATTAAATAGTTTAAATGCAAGAGGTGTAGCAAGTACAGGTGGAAACCCAATACTTATTCTTAATCAACACGACCAGGAACAACCTTTATGCAGACCAACTATATTACAAGAAGATGATTATGGATTGTATTTTGAAGGAGATATAATTGAAAATGTAGGTTATGCAGAAGAAGTAGTTGAGCAAGTAAGACAAGGCGTTTTAAAGCAAGTTTCTTATGGCTTTAACTATATATGGGATAAAACAGAATATGATGCAACACAAGATGCTTATGTGCTTCGTGAAATAAAATTAGGAGAAATATCATTAGTTACTTTTTCAAGTGATGAAAATGCACAATTAAGAAATTTCAACCAATATCAAGAAAAAATAATTTTGGACAGATTTAGTCCTGAACAAATATCGGATTTACATAATCTTTTAGCAGTTAGAGCCGCGACAAGCACTCCAATAGAGGAAAAGGTTGTAGAAATAAATACTAATAAAATAACAATTTTTTAAAAACAACAAAATGGAAAAATTTAATTTAAGAAGCGCATTGGAAAAAAATGGTGCAGCTTTAGATGAAAATCAAATCAAATTTGTTTCTGCCTTTGAAAATGCTTTAGAGGAAAGAACAAAAGCGCAAGATGAAGCGTATTCAACATCAATGCAACAAGCATTGCGTTCAGTATTAGGTGCTGAAACTAAAGATTCTACTGGAAATGTAGTAACTATTGCTGAGCAAATCAGAAGTATTGCTGAAAGCGTAGAAAAAGTTGAAAAAAACAATGTTAGAAATTTATCTAACACAGAAAAATTCCAACTTAGAAAAACTATTAAAAAGCAACACGCTGAAATTTGTGAAGCTATCAGAAGCGGTAAAGATTTAGAGATTAATTTCTCTGCTAAGCGTTCTGCTGCTATGTACACAGCTGATACTGCTATCAGCAACGATATGGGAGTTGATTTTCCTTTGAATGAAAACTTTGAGTTCGAAAGCGAAATTGCTAAAATTAGATACCCTGAGAATTTTATTCTTAATGTAATATCTAACCAACAAGTAGCTAAAGTACCTCAACAAATTATCAAAAACGAACAAGCATCTGCTGAAGGAGCTGTACAAGTAGTTAATGAGGGTGGTACTAAACCATTAGTATCTGATACTTTTGTTAGAACACTTACATTGCGTAAAAAATATGCTGCTCGTATCGAATGGACAGAAGAATTTGAAATGGACAACGAAATGTTGTACAACGAAATCTTAATGATGTTTGAAGAAAAAGTAGTTAGATTTTGGAATAATGGACTTATCGATATTATTATTGATAATGGTACTCCTTATACATCTTCAGTTTTAGATGGTACTTTAGTAGTTCCTGATAATGGATTAGCTGTTATTGCTGCTCAATCTGTAATTAATGGTATGAACTTTACTGCTGATACAGTACTTATGAACCCTGCTGATATTGTTTCTACAATGTTTACGCAAGATACTGAAGGTAACTCAAGACTTTTACCTTATATGCAAAATGGACAAATTAATGGTATGACTGTTTTTTCTTCTAATGCAATCGAAATCGGTACAGCAGTAGTTATGGATAGTACAGTTTACAGAGAGTTACACAGTAACTTTATTTTGAGATTTGGTACTTACAACGACCAATTTATCAAAAACGAAAAATCGGCTATTGGTGAAGTATTCTCTATATTGAGAATTGCAGTAAATAACCTTCCTGGCGTTATGGCTATTGATTTAGATGCAGTTAAAGCATCATTATTAGCAGGAGCATAATACCTTAAATAAGTAACTTTTAAATTTAATTATATGGCAAATTTCAGTATTGCACCAAAAGAAAAAAAAGTAGTAGGAACTGCAACTTTTAACAAAGCAAGTGATTACAAAGTAGTAACTTTGACAGGAGATAATCCTAAAACAGTTTTATTACATAAAATTCACGCAGACAAACTTATTGCTTTAAAAAGAGCAACAGTTGAAAAAGAAGTTAAGATTAAAGAGGCAACACCTCACGTTACAGTAACACCTATAAACGATTAATTATAATGATAATAAATGCTCAATACTTTCAAACGAAGGAATTATATATTCCTAATTCAGTTGCACAACCGAGCATCGGAAGTGTATCACCGTCTGCCACAGCGCAATTAAACGAGGAAATTGACAGTATTGAGCAATCATTATTACTTGATATATTAGGTTACGAACAGTTACAAGAGCTTATGGCTCAGTTTGACGAAGATGGCGAATGGATTGCAGATCCAATGCAAAAATGGGTTGATTTAGTTGATGGAATAGATGATTGGAAAGGTTTAAGATATAGTATTGGAACTAAAAAAATAAGTTTAATTGCTTATTATGTATTCTTTTATTATTTAGGAACTGATTATCAAACTTATTCTACTACTGGTATGCAAATACCAAGAGCTGAAAATTCACTATACAATGATCCAAGTGTTAAACAAACAACTGTTTGGAATAAGTTTATTGAAATGTATATTGGAGATAAAAGATATGGATTGCCAAGAGTTGAAAATAATTGGAATGGAGATTTCATAAATTTCAGCGGAAAAATAATTGGCAATCAAGTGTCTTTATATGATTACCTAATGAAAAATCGCGATTTATATGATACTAAATATTTTACTATCAAAAGACGCATTAATTATATGGGATTATGATAGTTGTAGAAGAATTTTTAGATGGTTTATTTGATAATTTGCCTTTAATAGATGGTTTCAAACCAATCTACAAATGGGGAAACAAAGACCATTTATTAAAACAGATAGAACTATTCTCTAAAGTATCGCAATCACCATATCCTTTAATTTACCAAACATCAAATGTTAGTAATCAAGGAAATGACGAATGTGAAGTTAGCTTGTCTTTAGTTTTAGCATGTCAAAATACAAATGTAGATTTGACAAACGAACAACGTTGGGCAATGAGTTTTAGGAATATTTTAAACCCTTTAACTCAAAATATTGAAAACATATTAAAAAGAAGTGGACAAGTAGTTTGGAATGGTAATTATAGAAAAACTGATTTTCCTAATTATGGAAGCGGTGAGGAAAATTTTACTATTGACAAATGGGATGCAGTCCTTTTAGAAGTAACTATTAAAATAACAAATTTACAAACGTGTAATTAATAAAAACAAGAAAAATGGCAATATTAACAGGTACAGATTGTACCACAAGCAGATTAGGCAGCGGTTTAGAGAACTGCCAACCAATCGAAGGTTTACCAAATGGTGTAATCTTAACACCTAAAGGATGGAGTTTAAACAAAACTTCAGGAACTTTTGATAAAGAGTACGTTCAAGAGCAAGTACAATTAGGGAATTTCATTCCATTAGTTGGTTGTTTTGAAGCGGTAGCAGAAACACCTGATGCAACTACTCAAGAAAGTCAATCAGGACTTATTGAAGTTGTAAGACAAGGGAAACCAGTTTTCACTTGTACTTATAAAAAGGGATTGGCTTTCCAAAAGATTGCTTTCTCTTATAACTCTTACCAACAATACGATGCATTAATTACTTACGAAACTGGGTATATTAAATGTGCAGAAAGTGTTGATGGTACATCAATTAAAGGTTTATCAGTAGGTATGTTAAATACTAACGGATATACTGAAAACAATGGTACAAATTCAGCATCAACTATCTTGAAATTCCAAGTTACTGATCCATTTGAATACAACCAATATGTAAATCTTTTAACTGATTTGGATTTTAACCCAAATACTGAATTGTTTGGTATTACTGATGTAACACTTAAAGGTACTGCTACTGATGGTGATAACAGATTATATGTAAAAGCTGCATGGTTACATAATGAGCAATTCCCAATTACAGGTTTATCTTCAAGTAGCTTTAAATTAAGTTTAAATGGTTCTGATGTTGATGTTGATGGATCAGTTACTTATGATAGTACTACTAAAGAGTATGGAATACCACCTGATGCTTCTATCAATTCAGGAGATAGCTGGACTGTAAGTCTATATGATTATGATGTTGATGTTGCTTGTGCAAAATTAGGAAACAAATTTTATAGAGGAACTACAACTTTTGTTGTAGCTGGAGCATGAAGTTCACGCTTTTCAAATATTTTTAGCGAGGAGTTTTCATAGCTAAAAAAGATAATTAAACACGCATAATTAAGTTTATGCGTGTTTTTTATTTATATTTGTATCTAATTAATAATTAAATTGTAAATTATGAGAATTTTTAATGTAGAAATAAATGGTAAAGATGCAGAATGGTTCTGTAATCTTGCTAAAGAACAAAAATATGATTGGATTTTAAAAAATACAAATCAGACTAATGAAAATGTTATTAATCAATTTTTAAGTAAAACATTAGATCCAAACAAAAAAGAATACTGCGTAGAGTGCAGAGGAAATAAACAAAAAGTATCAATAGCTAAAATAGTAGAAAATGGCAATATCAGCAAAGGAAATGAGCAAGAGGTTACAGCCATTGTTGAACCAACAGCATTTAAAAAACCTCGTAAACATAGAAATAATAAATAACGAGGAAAAGTTAGTTGATGTTAAAAAACAACAATATTTAGTAGGAGATATATTTAGTAATGGTAGAAAAGCTAAATACTCTAAAAAATCAAGAGTTGTTGAAGGCGGTACTGAATTATATAGAGATTTTAAAAATAAATTAAATCCAAAGGCTGGATTAGGTAATGTAGATTTAATTTTAAGTGGTTCTTTTATAAATAGTTTCTTTTTAAAAGAAAAAGGAGAAGGCTATATTTTTGAAGCAAGTGATTCAAAAGCAGATGATTTATTAAAAAGATATGGAGAAGATATTTTTAATTTAAACAATAAAGCATTTAATGATTTTTTAATTAAATATGTTAAAAAACCATTTACAATAGAAATAAAGAAACAACTTGGACAATAAATGGCAAAGTATAACTCTATTGAAAATATACCAGCAAAACTATTCTTTGATGTTTTAAACACAAAAAATTATAGTTTATTACAAGCTGATAATGAAAATGAAGATTTAGAATCGGTTTTTATTGTAATTTATGATGATTTTTTTATTAAATCAGATAATCCTGAAGCAAAAAGATATTTAAACATAACAACTAATATTGTTTTTTTAGAGTATAAGTTAGCAACAATTAAGCAAGTAATAAAATTTGCGTATTTTTCTCATTTGACAAAAGATATGCGAGATAAGTTACTAAACGCATTAGAAGTAGGTTGTGGGATTTATATTAACAAAGAAGCAGATTTTACGGAAGAAGTAAAAAGAATAATGCAGGTTGAAATAGGTATTATTGAAAATGACTTGAGTATGGAAAAGATAGAGTTACTAGATATGACAAAAGTAAGTACAGAAAAAGCATTTGATTTTTATGATAATATTGTTTCTTTAAGTAATGTTCACGAAAGAAATATAGACGAAACAATTACATTAGCGATGTATATTGCTTTAGATAAAAGTGCAAAACAAAAAATAAAAATACAGAACAATGGCAAATGATGGATTCATAGAATTTTTAAGTCCTAATGCTTTATCGGAATTAAAACAAGCTGAAACATTAGTTAATAATTTAGCTAGTAGCATTGAGAAAATAAATAAGTTTAAAGCACCTATTTCTCCAAGTGCAGCTGATAATGCTATAAAGCAACAAATAGCTGATTTAAAAGCACAAGAACAAGCTATAAAGAAAGTTTCGGATATTCAAAGACAAATAGAAACAAACGCTAAAAATCAAACAAGTGCTAATCAAAAATTAACAAAATCAGAGTATGATTATGTAAAATCGGTTGAAAGAGCTATTGTAGCAAAAGAAAAAGCAGCTAAAGCAGCAGAACGTGAAGCATTAGGGAATGAAAAGTTATATTCTGCTTATAATGAATTAAACGCTGCAAGAACAAGAGCAAAGAATACATTAAGAGATTTGATAGCAAGTCAAGCTGCATCAAATTCTGAAATTAAAAAAGCACAAAGAGAATTTGACAATTTAGATCAAAAAGTAAGAAAAGCAGATAAGGCAGTAGGTGATTTTTCAAAAAGTGTTGGAAATTACAAAGGAGCATTATCAGGCATAGGAAATTTGATGGGTGCTTTTGGTATATCAACTGGACTTTATCTAGCTGCTGATTTAATTAAAAACATATATGAAACTACTAAGCAATTACAGTCAATGGATTTGGCTTTAAAAATGGTTAGTGGAAGTCAAGATGAATTTGCTAAAAATCAACTTTTTTTAACAGATTTAGCAGATCAATATGGTATAGAAATAAAAGGACTTACAAAAAACTTTACTGAATTTTGGGTAGCATCTAAAGGCAAACTAGAAGCTGAAAAAATAAAAGAAATATTTACAAGTATTTCTAAATCTGTTGCTGTAATGGGATTATCTGTTGAGCAACAAGATAGTGCTTTCCTAGCGTTGCAACAGATGATGAGTAAGGGTACTGTACAAGCTGAAGAATTAAAAAAACAATTAGGTAACGCATTACCTGGAGCAGTTAAGGCAGCTACAATGGCTTATCAAGCATTGCATCCTGAATTAAAAGTAACAGAAAAAATATTTATGGAACAAATGAAAGCTGGTAAAATATTATCTGCTGAATTGTTGCCTGAATTAGCTAAAGCATACGAAAAACTTTATGGAATTGAAACTGTAAAAAGAGCCGAAACATTAGCTGCTGCACAAAATCGACTTTCAAATAGTTGGACAACTTTTATTCGTTCAATTAATGAAAGTAATTCAGGAGCTTTATCAACTTTTTTTAGTCTTGGAACACAAGCTGCTACTGGTTTTTTAATGATTTTAACAAGAATTAATGACAGTTGGGATACTATTTATAAAAAAGCAGAAGCAAAAGGTACTATCGATGCTAGTAATACTTTTCGTAATCTAATGGGTAGTAAAGAAGGAGAAGATGCTATAAAACAAGCTGAACAAAATATAAGAATTGCTACAAGTGCATTAGATACAACAGTAGAACAATTAGATGAATTAGAAACACAGTTAAAAAATATAAATCCATGGGCATTAAATTTCTTTGGACCAAGTCCTAAAGATATTAAATTACAAATCGAAGCATTAAAACAACAAAAAGCAGAATATGAAGGTTTACTTAATTTAAGCAAGGAATTTTTAAAAAATCAAAAAAAACCTGCACCAAAACCTGTAATTGCTGATGCAGGAATAGGTGGAAAAACAAAAAGAAAACCTGACGAAAAACAAATAAATATTCAAGATAAACTTCTTAAAAATGAATATGATTTAAGAATTAGAGAACTTGAAATAGCAAAGAAAGTTCAAGAAGAAATATTTAATAATGAAGATAAATCGTATGCAGAAAGATTAGCGGCAAGAGATAAATTTTCTAAATTAAGTTTACAATTACTTGATCTTAAAAATAATAGAGAAATAGAAATAGAAAAAGACAAAGCTAATCAATTATTAAAAAATCAAAAAGAGGCAAGAGATAAAGATTTAAAAGCTAATGCTGAAAATGTAAAAAATGGTTTTGCTAATAAAAAAGTTGAAATAGAAAATCGTTATGCAGAAAATGTTAAAACAATAAATTACAATTTAGCACAAGAGTTGCTTAAAATAAATATAAATTATTTAGAAGAAACGAGAGATTTGCAAAATGTAGACCTTGCTTTTTTTAAGAAAATACAAGAAGAAAAAGAAAAGTTAACAAAAGAAACTGCTGACATTTACTTTCAAATGGCGCAAGAAAGAAGATTAAAAGATTCTAACGATGAAAATAGAAGTTTAACTCAAAGACAAGCATCTTTTGAAGCATGGAAAAGCATGGCAGAAGCTCAATTATTTTTTGACGAAGCATTAGCAAAATCAAATAGTAATCAATCGCCTGAACAAATAGCAAAAATAACTGCTGAATTTGATAAATTAAGAAACTAAATAAAGGAAACTATTTCTCCTTTACAAAAATTTGCAGAAGAAACAAAAAATTGGTTAAATGATTTTTCTAGTTCATTTGCTAGTAGATCGG